ACCCGTGTCCGCCTTGATCTTGTTGACTTCTGCCTGTTCCTTTGCGGATAGGGGCGCGACGGGTTCCCACTCCAGCATATGATTGCGACCGGCAAGCTGGGGAAATTCTGACGCAATTAAGCATTCGTGATGCATTTCAATAAAAGGCTGAATGTCGTTTTCTTGGATGCTCTCCAACTCCTCATGATAGGACTTCATCTCAAATTCGCCCGTGGCGTTAAACCCCTTGGGAGAAGTGCCGAGTAGTTTGGTAGCAGGAACGCCGCCTATGGCCGCGACAAGCTGGTATTGCGTCATGATGGTTGCGTCAAAATCGGCAAGCGAAGTGTCAAACTGTTCGGCTGTTTCTTCGCGCCCCAGCACCTTGATTCCGTAATTGTCCCGCAATTGCGCCCAGTAATTCATGCGGGCTTCAAAGTCGCTTTGATTGGCAAGCGCGGCCTCAAGGTCTGCATGGATGACGGTGGTGCGTTTTGACAGAGATAGGGCGGGGGCTTCATTGGCGGTCCGCTCTGCGGCATAAACCCGCTCCGCGATCATTTGCGGAAGCGGGATGCCGCCATAATAGTAGGTTGGTTTCAGCACGTCCGGCAATTCGCCGTTTTTGAAGATGACAAGATGGCTCCTATGCACGCGCTTCCCGTTTACTCTCCACCAAGTCGGCTCGTAAAAACGACCGGAGATCGGATCGGTCGCGGCGGCCTGATCCAATTCAGGCGTGATCCAATATGGTTCGATAAGCACCATGCCGCGATAACTGTGCGGCGCGATCCCATTGATATTGAACGGCTTCGAAAGCGCTTCGGGGTCTGTGTAAACAATCCTCGGCATGGCAAACATGATGCCGAAAATCCGGCCTTTGCGGAGAAACTCAACAGACTTCTTCTTCACTTGCATTTTTTTGTCGAGTTTTCTCAGGTCATCCGCGATCTTTGCATCAACTTCTTTGCCGTCGTTAAAGGTGATTTCGTAGCCGTTCCGCATGGCGTCGCGTGCTGGCATTGTGCAAACTTTGTTTACAAGCCAGTGCTGCGCGATCATCGCGCACATTTGATACCCGATAAACCCCTGCGAGGCATACCACCCGATTTGGTTATAGGGCAGAAAGCCGCCAAGTTCTCCGGTAGGTTTGATTGATGAAAGCCCTTCGTCCATTGCTGTGCCGTCTGGGGTGACGGGGCGAAATTCTCCGGCTTTTCGCTGAAAAGATCGGTTGAGATATTGCTGCATGTCTGCGGCTTTTGGTGCGCGAGGCAAGCGAATGGACGTGCTAAAAAAGCCGGGGTCTGGCGGCATGACTTCGGTCGCTGCGGGCTTCTTTTTGCGAAACAGTTTATCCAACATCGAAAAAGCCTTTCGCTGGACGGATGGGGCAATAATTCATAACCACAGAGTCGGCAAGGTTTGGACTGCTAGCGCCTTCTGGTTTCTTATCTACCATAGTTTTACCTGTGGTGGTATAGGCGTGGACGGCCTGCGACAATTCCATGATTAACTGGTGGATGAGCGGGATTGATGAGCTAAACGAGGCCATTTCTGAGACAGGAAACGATTTGCCTTGTGTCACCGCCTGAAATGTTTTCCAACAGCGGGCGCGAAGCCTAAACCATGCTTGCGCTTTCAAGTTGGCATAAAAATCCTCATTAAGCGGCGATTGAGAGTCGTCCGGGATAATGTGGCCTTTGGGGTCAAGAAGGTTTTCGCCAGTGAGGGCGGCATTCCATCCATAGACCTTGAACCCCCTCGGCCAGCTTGGGAGCTTTTTCATGGTGTTGGTTTCGGCTTTGAAGCCAGACCCCACGCCGATGCTGTCATAAAATAATTCGGTAACGCCGTTTTCCACGCACAACGGCAACGCAACATGCGCGGCCTCTGCGGCTTCTCCGCCCCAATGCTGGGCAAGTTTTAAGACCACGCCACGCTTAATCGAAAGGGCGTTTTTATCAAGGCCGCCGTCCGCAATGTCCTGCGCCGCTGTTGTTGCCCCGCTTTCCCAGTTGCCCAAGTGAGCCAGTTTGATATGAGCGTCAATGCAGGCCCGCGCCCATTCGGCGGGGATAATAACCCTGTCAATTGAACCGGCATAATTCCGCTCGACTTCCTGTGCAAAGACGTGGAGAAGACCATCGTCAAGGGCTTTTTGACGGCGACGTTCAAACCATTCTTGCGTCTTCGCGGGATGGTGCGCCCAATCGAAAACAAAAACACGCGTTTTGCCCTTTGTGCAAGCCACGTTAGGCTCCCAGACTTCGCCATTCATGCGCCGACGATAAAAAACGTTCGCGGAGCCGTGGACACTGGAAATGTCAATCTGAACATCTGTATTGTCGCCCAGCGCCGCCTCAATCTTTTCGGGGCGCTCATAGTGCGCGGACTCGTCCTTGAAATAAATCATGGATCGTCCGCCGCGCCCGATGTTGTCGCCGCTTTCTCCCTTAATAATTGCGCCATTTTCTGGGTTTTGAATCTTCATGCAGGTGGCGTGAATTTTCATCTTAAACCCAAGCGGCAACATGAATTGAGGCAATCCGCGAAGAACCGCCCGCATTTTCTCAAAAATGCTGTCCATGTTTCCAATTTCATCAACAAGGCTTTCCTTGCGTGACCCAAAGCCTATGGACGCGCCGGGGACAAATATCCAAAGCCAGACCGAAAAACAGGCGCAAAGCCACGTCGCTCCTACATCGCGGCATTTTTCGACAAGTCCCGACTCGTTTTCGGTCAGGCACGAATGCAGAAATTGCACAAATTCCCGTTGCCGCTTGAACAAAATAAAGGGCATGGTCTTTGCCCCGATCCGTCGCGGGTCATAGGTAATGCACCAATCCTCAATAAACTCCAATGGCCGCGTGCGATAGTATGACATAACGCCAGCCCACGCGTCTTGGTTGTCATACAGCCATTGCAGGCGGCGCGTGCGTTCGCGGAAAATGGCCGTGTAATCTGGAGGCCATGATACCGTCAGGCCCTGTTCTTGCTCTGCGTTCTCGGCAACCATTATGACCCAACTTTGCCCGCCGCGACCATGGCCGCATAATCCGCTGCTGCGGCTTCTTCCTCTTTGCCTTCCAGAGGGGCATTACGGAACGGAACACCGCCCGCGCCCGTCAATTCGCTGCGTTCAACATAGCCGCGATCTTTGTGCTTTGTTTTCAGATAAAAGATTGTGGCGACGATATTGCCCTTTATTATCGCATTCATGAGCGCCGTTTCCGCCACGTCGCCGCCGGTTGCGTCCGATGCTTTGCGGGCCTCATCAATCGCCTTTGCAAAATCAGGATCGGCCGAGCGGATTTTATAGGCGCTGCTCATGGGCATTTTCAGCGTGCGGCACGCGCTTGAAAAGGTTGCGCCAGCCCCGTCAAAAAGATGTTTGATAACCGCCTTTTTAAAGGCCTCTATTTCGTCCTTGCGACGACCGATTCCGCTTGTCATGGCTAACCCATTGAAGTTGCGAGGTGTTATTAATAGTTAACTATCTTAACACATAAATTTGGGTTTGTTGTTTTTCTCTTGCAGGGGCGCACTTAATGCGCTACAATTTTAATAATTAATGCGACGAATCAACAGCTTATCATGGAGTCCAACATGATCGCCGACCAAGACATCCAATCAATCTTTCCGATGATCCGCAACGAATATTTCTTGGCTTGCCGAAGTGGATATGGGGCTGGGTTTGGCAATTACCTTGCAGGCCGTGTGCAGCGCGAAAACGAACGCCGCAAAAAATGGGGAATGGAAAGGATTGACCCCATGCAAGCCGCCGCCGCGATTCAAGGTTGAATTTTTCTTTGCACGCCAAATAAGGCGGCGGCGAAAATCCTGCAAAAATTATCCTAAATTCTAACCAAACTTGAGGAGATCACATCATGGGTGAAATTGCTGAAATAATGCTCGACGGCACGCTGTGCGAATGCTGCGGTGAGTTTCTGGGGGACGGGGACGGCTTCCCCGGATATTGCTCGCGCCAGTGCGCCGAAGCGCGCGGGGTGCTATCATGCCAAGGCGGAAAGCCCGAAAGCCCACCTGTGCGCCAATGGC